TCATCCTCATCTGATGATCTTGCAAATGACGTATCGTACACTGAAGTACCAAACTCTCGTCTAAGTTTCTCGTTATCAGGCACTAAAGATACTGCCGGTTCAAATTCTATTTCTGAAGTAATTGAAGGTGTAGTAGACTTTCAATTAAATCAAGAGTATTATAACGATGCATTAGTAGTTAATCTTTACAAGGTACGTAATTCAATTTACGAACCACAAAGACTAACATACACTGTAGCAGAAACTTACCTCGGTTCTCTTGATTATAATAAGAAAACACTTGCACCAATTGGTGGCATACAACAATCGTTTTTCTTAGAAACTGTTGTTAATCAGAAATCAAATAACCTTAAAGTATTAGTTAATCCAAATATTTCTAAAAAATTAAACTGGAGCAGTAAAACAGCAAACGCTCCAAGTTACAATGTAAGAGTTAGCCCAAATGTTAAATCTTTATTCCCTAATAGTGTATTTTTACCTACTTACTATACATCAGCAAATAAACAAATAGGAAATTTACCTAAAAAGATTGAAAGAATTTTAACATTTGTAGAGGCAACAGAAAATATTAATCTCGATGTTATAGTAGATGGTGGTCTTTCCACTATATATGCTAATGCCGAACAATTTGAATATGATGAAGAAAAGTACAACGATCTTTCAGATTTATTAACACCTTCATCAACACCTATAACTAACTTTAAAGTAATATACTCATTGTTTAACAACTTTGTTTCTAATACTAGAAAAGATTGTGTGTTTATTGCAGACCCGTTAAGACAAGTATTTGTCAATGGTGAAAACACTAAAGTTTTATCATTAAAAGACAAGACTTTTTCTGGTAACGTATATACCCCATTAAAAAATCTTTTTGATAGTGCTAACAGTAATTACTCTATTACATATGGTAACTGGGTTAAAGCATATGATCCATTTTCAGATAAACAAGTGTGGTTACCGTTCTCAGGGTTTGCTGCAGCAGCGTACGCACGTACCGATGCAAACACTCAACCATGGATTGCACCAGCTGGTTTAACACGCGGTTTAATTACAGGTATATTAGATCTAGCATTTAATCCAAACCAAAAACAAAGAGACTTCTTATATACACTATCTATTAATCCGGTAGTATTTTTCTCCGGAGATGGTTACGCAATATTTGGTCAAAAGACTCTACAAAATAAACCATCTGCTTTTGATAGAATTAACGTTCGTCGTTTATTCTTAGCCCTTGAAAGAGCTACACAAAATGCATTAAAATACTTTGTATTTGAACCTAATACAGACTTTACACGTACAAGACTTAGAAACACTATTGTACCTATTTTTGAGTTAGCTCGAAATACAGAAGGTTTATATGATTATCTCATTGTATGCGATGAGAGAAATAACACACCCGATGTTATTGATCGTAACGAACTAGCAGTTGACATTTACGTTAAGCCTGTAAAAGCAGCAGAGTTTATCTTAGTGAACTTTATTGCCACTCGTACAGGTCAAAACTTCCAAGAACTTATTTAATAAATAATAATATATGAGCCAAACAATTGCAGATTTTTATACACAGGCGCAATCAAAAGATTTCGCACGTAAGTTTCAATTTAGAATCGGTCAATGGACTGTAGCCGGTGTACAGTTACTTGAAGATCAGTTAGTATATTTAGAAACTGCTGCTCTTCCAGGTAGACAAATTACTAATGTACCTGTACCTTTTATGGGGTTACAATTTAACGTACCAGGTACAGCCACCTACCCAGATTCAGGTAACTATCAAGTTCGCTTCCGTTGTGATGCTAATTATGATATTCGCGCTGCTTTAGAGAACGCAACATTTAATACTTTTGATGAAAAAACATCTACAGGTTCATATAATACACCTACAATTTCATCTATTCTTGTTCTAAAACTTCTTGATAAAAGTAATCAACCTATTAGAGAATATACCTTAAACGGTGCTTGGGTTCAAGCAATAGGTTCCTCTCAATATGAAATCGGTGACGGTGGTTCTATTCAAACCGTAGACGCTGTTTTAGCCTATCAATACTGGCTAGTTACTGATACAAAGAGAAACGTAGCTAACATTTTATAATAAAGCTTAAATAATTGTGTTGTGGCAACACCCGATACAAATGACAAATTAGGTCACGTACCGTATTTTTTAACAGCTATATTATCTACGCCAGCCGGTGCTTTACCAAAAGGGCCTTTATGGGTTGTTACTTTTGACTTTGATGCTGATTTAAAAAATACTATAAGCCAAGCTAAGCAATATGAGCCACAATTACCCGAATCTTGGGAAATAGAAAGTGCTTTAGAAGCAATAACTACAAATACATATCAAACAACTAAAGGATGTGTTTTAGCTCAAAGTATAAATATACCAGGGGAGTCTCTTATAACAAGTTTTGAAGGAACTCAATCAAATGGTTTTATAAGAAGTCGTATAGGATTAGGAAGACAGGATTTCGAAACTTTAAATATTAGTTTTTTAAACACTAATGTTAATTTTGTTGATAATGTTATTCGTCCATGGACTGTTATGACAGGTCATTTAGGTATGATAGCTAGACCTAAAGAAAAAAAATATAGATGTAATAATGTTGAATTAATACGTTTAGGTGTATTATCTCCGGATAAGCCACCTGTAGAAATTCAAAAATTTAATTTTTACGGTGTTTGCCCAATTTCTGTAGAAACTGAACAGCTTAATTATTCTTCCAGTAGTAACCCAATTACTAAGTCAGCAATGTTTGCCTTTCAATGGTATACAGTTAGATCAGATAAAAACGTTTTTGCTACTGGAGAGACAGGTAAAAATAATAACTAATAAAGTATAGCTATATTTTATTTGTGGTTTAAATATTTTTGTGAACGGGGTAACTATACCTATTACAATTAAAGATACAACGTTTTATTATAATGAACTTAAAGTTCGAGATTATAAAACTATTTTAAAATGTTTACTTGAAGAACCATTAAACACTTCAAATCTTTTTTTAAACCTAAACAACATACTAAAAAATATTACCAGTTTAACTGAAGAAGAAATACTCAATCTAGATCTATTAAACTATCTTTTACTACTAGTAAATATTCGTATTTTAAGTATGGGTAATAAAATATTTACCGTTTATCAGGACGATACTAAAACAACAAAATTAGAAATTTCTTTAAATAGCAGTCTCATAGATATTAACAAATGTTTAAACGATTTTAAGCCAATTTGTTATAATGATGAAAGTATAAGCTTGTTTTTTAATATTCCGCGAGTTAAAGATCTTATTAATAATAATACATTTTATTTAGATAAAATAGTTTTTAAAAATAATGAATATAAAGATATTAATGAGTCTTTAATAGATTTTTTACCTGCAAAGTATATTAATATAATAAATTCAAATTGTAATAATATAAACAAACACGTACAAAATTTTTTCTTCTACAACTCCCCTATTAAGATGTTCTCTATAAACCTATCTTTAAATTACAAGATATATTCAAATATAATTAAAATACTTTTTAATGAAAATTTAGCATCAATTTATGATAATATTTTTTATTTGAGCAAAATATGTAACCTAAACTCTTCATATTTAGAAGATTGTACATACGGAGAATTTAAAATTTTTGTTAAAAAAGCAGAAGAAATGCTTCGCAAAAGAGCTCAGACAACACAAGATGAATCTAATATAAATGAACAACAATATGCTCCAGCAGATATTGATTCTTTTTATAACGAACCTAAACCAGAAGATATAACTCCGTCTGAATTTATGACAATGTAAATATGTTTGACGAACTTTTTAAAAAATCTAATTATAAAGTTTTTATACCCTCCGTACAGGACTATATAGAATTTAAACCGTTAAGTGTACTTCAATATAAAAAAATTATAGCAAGTAGTTATAATAATAATTTTTTACATTTAGGGTTTAAAACATCTTTATTTGAAGTACTTGAAAATAATAAACTTAGTACAGACTTTATACCGACAGAGTTAGATTTATATATTTACGGATTATATGTTCGATACTTTGA